ACGGCGGCACGGGCGGGGGGGGTGTGAAAGGATAAGCACCTGCCGACAGGCCGCCGCCTGCCATACGGGGGAGGAAGAAGGTCAGGTTTTTTCGAGTTCGGCTATGCGTTTTTTGACGCTGATTTTCGGGTTGTACTGCAGGGCGAGGCGGTAGAGGCGCAGGGCTTCGGTGCTGTCGCGCTCTTCGATTTGTTCGGCAACGGCGCGCAAGACTTTTGCGCGGATGTTGTCGTTGATGTTGTAGCGGTGCAGGCCGTCGTCGCGCTTGTCCGTCACCCAGCCGGTAAGGACGTCCAATGTGGCTTCGGAGGCGGGATGTCCGCGCATGATTTGTTCGGCGTACTCTTCGGGGACGAGTTCGGCCATGTCGCGCTGGAACTCGTCGGCGGTTTCGATGTTGTTGTCCATGGCGAACTGCGCCAGAGGCAGGGCGGCGTCGAGTTGGCCGCAATCGAGCTGCCAGATGAGGACGGTGGGGATGATTTTGTCGCCTTGGGCGGGGGTGTCGCCGCTGAGGACGCCGTCCACCCATGCCTGATACTGCGGCAGGAGGTCGGCTTTGACGGCTGCTTTGTCTTCCATGCCGTTGATGGCTTTGACAGTAGCTTTGTCGGCACGCAGGCGGACGAGCAACTGTTGGTAGGCGGTGAGTTCGGCGAGGCTGTCGGCTTCGGCGGCGGCATGGGCGGTTTCGCTTTGGAAATGGGCGCGGGCGTAGCTCATGGTTCGGTCTCTTTGGCACTGGGCGCGGCAATGCCGCACCACGGAAAAAAATGGGGCGGCATTGGATGCCGCCCTGCGGCTTAGTCGGCGGCTTTGAGGTTTTCCACCAGGGCGGCCGCACCGTACTCTTCGATGTTGAAGTCGATGTTTTTGGAGAGGTAGCTCTCGATTTGGTCTTTCTTCGGATTGTCGATGAGGGTGCGGCGCTCCGCTCCGGTCTGATAGTAGATGGAGAGGTTTTTCAGCGGGGTAATGAGGAGGGTGTCCTGCGGCATGTGCGGCACATAGACGACGGGCAGGCCGCCGAGGGTGCGTTCTTTTGACAGGCCGCCTGCAGCTTCGAGTTCGGTGGCTTTGTCGGCTGCGGTGTTGATGATGCGCAGGTATTTGTCGCCGACGGTGCGGCGGGAGGCGATGACGACGAAGTCGGTGCGGTCGGCGAAGCGTTCGTCTATCAGTTCGTTGAGGACGTCGGTGACGACGGCATCGAGGTTTTTGTAGGCGGCATCGGCGGCCGCTCCGTATTTGACTTCTTTTTTCGCCACTCCGACCTGGCCGCTCTGCCAGCCGAGGACGCGGGTGGGGTTTTCTTCGCGCATTTTTTGCAGCCAGCCTTTGGCGACGTCTTGCAGCAGGGGGTTGGCGGCAAAGTCGCTGTTGTCGGCGCGGGTTTTGCCGTTCATGCCGATGGCAATCAGGCTGAGGGCGACGGATTCGGCAATTTTGGCGTTGATGCGCTTGGCGAAATCGGGTGCCTGGTAAGCCCATGCGTCGATTTCTTCGTAGCGCAGGGCGGTGTCGAAGTTGGTTTGCAGCAGGGTGTATTTTCTGCCGGTGAGGTTGTGGATGCTGCGCGGTTTGCGTTCGACGCCGGGGTCGGCGGTTTTGGCGGTGCTGCCGATGAGGCCGGTGGAAAGGCCGACGAGTTCGCCGACTTGTTCGGTTTTGCCGACGATGCTGATTTTGCCCAAGAGGCCGCTGTTGAGGGCGATTTCGTCGTACATTTTCTGGGCAATGGCGGGCTGGACGGCAAAGCCGTTGCGCACGTCGTCGGCATTGACTTGGTTTGCCTGCGCGATGGCGTCGACGGCGGCGGCAAGGGCGGCGGTGAGGTGGGCGGACTTGGGCATGGGTTTTCCTTTTGATTGGGTTTGCGGTTTCAGACGGCCTTACCAGCCGACGCTGCCTGCTTCGCCGGTCTGTTCGGCGCGCGGCGGGTTGGCGGGCTGCGCTTCGAGGGCATCGAGGCGGGCGAGCAAGGTGGCGAGGGTTTGGCTTTGTTCGTTTTGCGCTTCGATGATTTTGGCGAAGAGTTCGGCGGCCTGTCGGTTGTCGCCGCGCAGGGCGTCGATTTGGGCGGTGTAATCCTGCTGCGGCTGCGGGTCGGTTTCTTGGGTTTGTCCGGCCGCAGGGGCGGGGGCGGGTTGGGTTTTGTCTTTGCCGAAGTATTTGTCGAAGAGTTTGGCAAAGATGCCTTCGGCGCGTTCTTCGTTGATGGTGACAGGTTGGTCTTTTTCTTCGGGCTGAGTGCTGTCGGTCATGGCTTGGCTTTCGCAGTAGGTGGAGAGTCGGATTTTTCGGGCGTCGGCCAGTGCGCGCCCTGCGGTGTAGTTGGCGGTTGTGCCGAGGCTGGCGGGGTCGTCGGTAACGGCGAGGCCGACGAGGTAGGCTTTGCCGGTGTCGGCAAATTCGGGGTCTATTTCCATGCTGGTATAGACTTTTTTGCCTTTGTCCCACAGCTCTTGCAGGGCGGGCAGGACGGACAGGCGGGCGAGCAGGCAGGTTTTGTCGTTGTCGGCAGGCCATGGGGCGGTTTTGAGTTCGAGCACGTCGCCGTAGCCTGCGTAGTCGGGCAGGAAGAAGCGGATGTGTTCTAGGTTGATGCGTGCGCCGTAGATGCTGCGGTTGTAGCTTTCGGCCATTTGGTTGAGGTGTTCGGCGGATATTTTTCGGCCGTCGGCGGTGGCGCCGGAGACGCCGATGATGCGCCAGTCGGTGATGGTGGTTTGGGCGTTGTCGCTCACGTCTGCTCCCACGTTGTCGGATTTTGGGAATGTTTCCACGGGTCGGGGCAGACGGCAAAGGGGCGGCGGTGTTGGGGGGCTTTTTCAGTACCGCCGCAGCGGGGAGGGGGCGGGGTTTCGCGTCATGATTGCGCTTTGTTTTGGACAAGGTGCTTTTTTATGGCCGCTGATTTGGTTTCGGGTGCTCCGTTTGCGGGCAATGTCGATCCGCGCCTGCAGGCGCGCGTTTTGTTTTGGCAGGGCTGGCGGATTTCGGATATTGCGCGACTGCTCGGCTTGAAGCCGACGGTTGTTTATTCGTGGAAGACGCGGGACGGCTGGGAGGGCGGGGAGCCTTTGCAGCGGGTGGCGGCAAGTGCGGAGATGCGGCTGCATTTTTTAATCAATCAGCCGAAGAAGTCGGATGCAGACTATAAGGAGATTAAGCAGCTGACGGGTCTGCTGTCGGGCGGGAGGCCGTCTGAAAGGCCGTCCGAACGGAAGCGGCCGGAGGAATCGGGGCGGGGGTTTGACGATGTGCCGACCATCGACCGGCCGCCGCGCGAGCCGCGCGAACGGGTGCGCAAGGTGGAGAAGGCGCAGCCGAACTGTTTCTCGCCGGAGCAGGTGGCGCGGGCGCAGGAGATTTTCCGCGAGCAGTTGTTCGGTTATCAGGAGGTGTGGCTGAACCAGCGGGTGCGTTTCCGCAATCTGCTGAAAAGCCGTCAGATCGGGGCGACGTTTTTCTTTGCGCGGGAGGCGTTGGTTGACGCGCTTTTGACGGGGAAGAACAAGGTGTTTTTGTCGGCTTCGCGGCGGCAGGCGTTTCAGTTTAAGCAGTATCAGATTGATTTGGCGCAGATGGTGGGCGTAGAGCTGAAGGGGGACAGCATCCGTTTGCACAATGGGGCGGTGCTGTACTTTTTGGGGACGAATTCGCGCACGGCGCAGTCGTATCACGGGGATTTGTATGTGGACGAGTATTTTTGGATTCAGGATTTTGAGGAGCTGACGCGGGTGGCGAAGCCGATGGCGTCGCAGAAGCAGTATCGGATTACTTATTTTTCGACGCCTTCGAGTACTGCTCATCCTGCCTATCCGTTTTGGACGGGCAGCCGTTTCAATGAGGGGCGGCCGAAGGCGGAACATGTGAAATTCGATGTGTCGCACGCGGCTTTGTCGGGTGGGCGTTTGTGTGAGGACGGGCAGTGGCGGCAGATTGTGACGCTGGACGATGCGGAGAAATCGGGCTGCACGCTGTTTGACCGGCGGCAGTTGGAGTTGGAAAACTCGCCTGCGGAGTTTCGCCAGCTCTTTATGTGTGAGTTTGTGGAAGACGGGGACGGGGTGTTTTCGTGGGCGGATTTGAAGCGCTGCCAGGTGGACAGTTGGGAGCTTTGGGGAGATTTTTACAAGCCGCTCGGCCTGCGTCCGGCGGGGGATTTGCCGGTGTGGGTGGGTTATGACCCGGCGTTTTCGGGGGATGCGGCGGGCTTGGTGGTGGTGCTGCCGCCGCGCCGCAACGGGGACAAGTTCCGCATTTTGGAACACAAGCTGCTGCGGGGGGATGATTTCGAGCGGCAGGCGGACGAGGTGCGCACTTTGCTGGGGCGGTATAACGTGCAGAAGGTGGTGGTCGACCGCACGGGGCTGGGGGAGGCGGTGTTCCAGTTGGTCGGAAAGTTTTTCCCGCGTGTGATCGGGGTGAATTACAGCTTGGCGGAAAAATCGCTGATGGTGAACAAGATGTTGTCGCTGCTGCGTGCGGACAGGGTGGAGTGGGATTCGGACTGTAAGGATATTACGGCGGCTTTTCTGAATATCCGGACGTTTACGACGGCGGGCGGCCGGGTGAGTTATGAGTCGGCGCGCACGGAGGCTTCGAGCCATTCGGATGTGGCCTGGGCGGCGATGCAGGTGTTTTATCAGGAGCCGTTGGACGGGGTGCCGCAGGCACTCGGGACGGTGGAAATTTATTAGGCCGTCTGAAGGGTTTCAGACGGCCTGCGGGGAATCAGATGAATTGTTCGAGCTCGGAGAGGGTGTCGTTGAAGTGGAGTTCTTGTTTGTGCAGCAGCCAGTAGAGTTTTCCTGCGTCGAGTGTGGCGCTGCCGCATTCGGCCAGGATGTCGACGATGGCGGAGAAGGCGTTGAGGTTTTCCATGTAGCAGTCGTAAACGGCGGCTATTTCGCTGCGCGGGACAAGAGCGGCTTCGCTGTCGGCGGTTTGGTTGAGGTTGAGGGTGATGTTGTTGCTGATGTTCATGGCGAACTCCTTAGGTTTAGGTTTGGGATGACCCGAATGGGTCGGGGTTGTCCTACGTCCTAAGAACGCCGGGGCGTTGCCGCTACCCGCAACCCCGTTAAGGGGAGATAAGGCCGTCTGCAACGTCCTTACGGGAATTTCGGATGTGAAAAAACGCGCAACAGGCGCGGTGCTGCTTAGGAAGTAGGAAGCGCGGATACTACGCGCGGGGATTTTTTTTGTAAAGTGTTTTTTAGGAGTGTGATTATGGTTGATGCAGAAGTGTTCGGTTTTGAAGACAGGGACGGGGAATTTAATGTGTTCGATTTCCTTGGTTGCGCGAACAACGGGCTTTATTATGAGCCACCGGTGAATTTGCTGGACTTGGAGCGGCTGCTTAAGCGGGGTGTGCATCATGCGAGTGCGCTGCGGGCGAAGATTAATATTTTGAAGGTGACGTTTGTGCCGACGGGGTATTTGAGCCGTTCGGAGTTTGAGAAGCTGGCTTTTAATTTTTTAGTGACAGGAAACGGTTATTTGGAGCTCGTCCGCAATCGGGCGGGCGGGGTAATGCGGGCGGAAAACCGGTTGGCGGTGTATATGCGCAGGTCTTCGGATTTGCGGGACTTCGTGTATCTGCGCAATAACTGGGGCTCGAAGTTTGAGCGGCTGCCGGGGCGGGATGTAGTGCATATCATGGAGCCTGATCTGCGGCAGGAGATTTACGGTGTGCCCTATTATTTGGCTGCGCTCTCGAGTATCGAACTCAATTCTGCCGCGACGAAATTCAGGGTGCGCTATTACCGCAACGGCTCGCACGCGGGGTTTATTCTGTATGCAACGGACGACAAGATCGATGAGGCGGGCTGGGCACTGGTGAAGCAGGAGTTGCGCAAGGCCAAGGGCGGCGGCAATTTCAATAATCTGCTGCTGCGTGCGCCGAACGGCAACCCCGAAGGGGTGAAGCTGATTCCGATTGCGGAGGTGGGTGCGAAGGATGAGTTTCTGAATATCAAGGGGGTGAGCGCGGAGGATATGATGGCCGCCCACCGCGTGCCGCCTGCCTTGATGGGGATTGTGCCGAAAGCCACTAGCGGATTGGGCGATGCAATCACGGCTGCAAAGGTGTTCGCTCGCAATGAGGTAGCGCCGTTGCAGCAGACTTTCCTCGATGTGAACGACAGGCTGGGGATTGAGGTGTTCCGCTTCGATGAATATGTGGTGGAGCGGTCGGACGCGGCGGCGTAGGACGGCCGCAGCACAAAAAGACAAGCAGCAGCATGGCAACGCCGTGCCGCTGCTTTTTTCGTTCGGATTCGGCGCACCTGCCACGCCGCTCGCGCTTCCCTCCCGCCCCCGCAGCTCTAAAAATACGCTTTTTTTCACGCATCGGCTATCACAGCCCCAGCCCTTTAAATATCAACATTTCCGCTGTTTTTTTGCCACGCAATAATTACGCAAAATTCGGCACGTTTACGCAAAATCCAACCAAACTACACGCGCCGATAAAACAATAAAAAAGAGGCTTTCCGCCACTCGTTTTGTTCTACATTGGGTTTTTATATTTAATAAAAACAATATATTATGCAATGAAATTTTAATAGAAATGTAGACGAGAAAACACTATAATTATTTGATACGGCTTAATTTGCGGATAGACTCATAATCCCTTGGTCGTGGGTTCGAACCCCACCGGACCCACCAAATTTATCAAGATTATTCAATCAGTTAATCTTCATCGTTTGATGTTCTAAGCTTTGTCTGTTTTCGACTTTGGCAAAAGTTTGGACTAAACCGATTCCGGCCGATATATTGGAATCGATTAAACGGGCGTGTTGTGATAGGTGTTCTGGTGCAAGGTGGGCATACCTCTGCACCATTTCGACGCTTTCCCAGCCGCCCATTTCTTTTAGCGCGGCCAAGGGTGTGCCGTTTTGCACCAGCCAGCTTGCCCAGGTATGACGCAGGTCGTGCCAGCGGAAATCTGTTATCCCTGCTTTATCCAAGGCCTCACGCCAAACCCTGTTGCTGATCGCTTTGACTTTCCCGCCGCCGCTGTGTGTGAACACATAGTCGCTGACGCGCGGCCTGTCCATCAATACCTGCATGGCGGTTTGGTTGAGCGGTACGCCGATTGCTTTGCCTGCTTTTGCTTGGTCGGGGTAAATCCACGCTACTTGCCGCCGTAGGTCTATCTGCTCCCATTTGAGGTTGAGGACGTTGGCTTGTCTCAACCCTGTGGCAAGCGAGAAGATGACCAGGTGTTGCATGTAGGGCAGGTTGTCCAGTGCGTTGACCAGCCGTTGCGCTTCTTCGGGATACAGCCAACGGATGCGTTTTTTCGGCTCTTTGTGGAGTTTGAGTTTGGGGGCTTTGTCCAGCCAGTTCCATTCGTTCACGCATTTGTTGAGGATGGCGCGTATCAGGGCGAAGTAGCGGTTTTTGGTGCTGCCAGAGCAGGTTTTGCGGTTGACGACGCTGTGGATTAAATCTCGGCTGATGTCTTCCAGCAGCAGTCCGCGCAGTTCGGGCAGTAGGCGGATTTTGATTTTGTCGCTGTCCAGGCTTTTTTTGCCTTGGTTTTCTTGCAGCCAGCGGATGCAGGCTTCGTCCCACAAATGCTTCGGCTTTTCCCCTAGTTTCTCTTGCCGCCAAAGTTCGTGCTTCAGTTTGTCGTGCAGTTCTTGGGCTTCGCGCCGGTCGCTTGTCCCAGCAGTACGTCTAAATCTTTTACCGCTTGGTGTACAAAGGGATATTTGCCATATCCCGTGCTTGTTGAGGTGGATTGACATTGTGCTTTACTCCTTTTGTCAATCGCCGCTTGCTCACGTTCATTTTGCTTGGCGGCGATGTAGTTTTCAAGTGCTTTTTCGGTAATCACCCACGCACGGCCTGCCTTGAAGGCGGATATTTCGCCGGAATGGCACATTTGCCGTATGGTGGTATGGTGGCAGTTGAGCACTTGTGCTGCTTGTTGAATGTTGTAGGTCTGCATTGCATATTTCCTTTACGCTACCTGTTTTTTCCGCTTCCGGTGCGCTTCGGCATCTAATATCGGCTCTGATTCTTTGATGGCGCGGGCGTTTGTTGGCGGCCATTATTTATTTACTCAATGTTAATTGACAAAGAAATAAATTGAATTTACCGGTGGTCGCCTGCCGATACCTTAACCACGGCACACCCGTCTGCAATAAAAGCGTGAAACTTCTCGCCTGTAATCGGGCTTTCGGCCAACGGGGTCATGGGCAGCAGGACTTCAATCAGGTCGCAGAAACGGGGGAAGTCGCAACCGAATTTACGCTCCAGGGCACTGTCCAAATCCAGCGTGAACTCTTCTTCCCTGTTGCGGTTTCCGGCTTGAATCCAAGGCACAACCAAGCCAGCTCTTCCTGTTCGTATTCGTCAAGCATTTTCACACCTCCTGGGTTAAGATTTTGATTTGCGAAATGACGGTTTCTACATCGTATTTTGTGTCGGTGACGAGTTTTAGGCACTCTTTGACGGCAAACTCGTAATCTAGGTCTTCCAAGGCTTCCCGGAATAAACCATCCATGTATTCCAAGTCGCTTAGGATGCGTTCCAGTCTGGTTTTCTTTTCCATTTTTACTCCTCAAAAGCGCTGCCTTGCGGACAGAGTGGTAAATGTTGCCAATGGGTTACAGGGTACACGTCGTCATACAGCCAGTCGGCGAAGTCTGTGCATGAAGTGGTGGTTCCGCATAAACACCATTCCGCGCCGACTTCCTCTGTTTCGGTGGCGTCCGATTCGCATAATACGAACAGGCCGTATTCAAACCGACAGTTGCGCCACCAACCGCCCCATACGGGGGTGTCCAAGGGCGGCAGGCCGTCTTGGGTGCTTATCCAGCCCCTGGCCTTGCCCATCCACGCCTGCCATCCATCCTGCACATGTTGCAGGCAATAAGTGCCGGATGGATATTTGCTAAACGTCCGCCCGTGTACAGGGGTGGGCAGATAGGTTTCTGTGTACCACTCCTCAAACGCCTTGCGCTCTTGTTCGATTTTTTCAGGTGTCATTGCAGCTTTCCTTTTATTTCCTGTTTGATTTTTCCGATTGCCCGGTATGGTTTCCATGTCCCTTCTTCCATTCTGCGGATGCCGACGATGTGCATATCAACATTTCCTTCGGCCAGCCGGCAAAATTCAAGGGCGGTGGTGTAGTCGGAGTATGTCGGGCTGATTTGGTAGCGGGTATTGCCAAGGCGTTTCCAGTGCCGTTTGTCTTCGTACCAAATCCCTTTTTGTTTGTCGTGTACCAGCCCGCGCCGTGCCTCTTCTTCGGCGCGGGTTTTGCCAAAAACTGAGAACATTATTATTTAACCGCTTCTTTCAGGGGTTTGCCCGGGCGGAATCTCGGTTTTTTGGTGGCGGCAATCGTCAACGGTTCGCCCGTCTTCGGATTGCGGCCTTGACGTTCGGCACGCTCCGAAACGTGGAAAACACCGAAACCGACAATAGATACCTCGCCTCCATCGGCCAATTGCTGCTTGATGGTGTCAAATAAGGCGGTAATCACTTTTTCCGTTTTGTGGTCGCTCAAGTCTGCTTGTGCGGCAACGGATTTGACTAATTCGGTTTTGTTCATTTTTTTGCTCCTAAAGGTTTTGGATGCGGCAAACCGTGCCGCGCGGGTTTTGCTTTTCAGACGGCCTCCGCTGCCTGTATGCGCATGGCCGCGTCGATTTCCTCCCGGCTATCGGCATATACGTCCCCGCACCAGCCCGGCAGGATCGCGTGCTTGGTTTTTATTAACCAGTCGAGGCGCGAGGTGTCGGGGTGCGGTTCGGTTGTGCACGGGTAGATTTTATTCAGCAGGTAATCGTGTGTTTTGCCGTCCGCCGCCGCAACGGTGCAGCAGGACAGGTAGCTACGGAGGAATATGAACTGTCTGCCTTCTGTGTCTTGCACGCGGTCGCCGAATTTAAATTGATGTGTCATTTTTTTTCACCTCCGTGTAATCACTGGCCGTTATGATTCTGTTCTTCCCCGAAAGTCCACCATGCTTGTTCATTACTTCGCCAATGACGACAAACTCGCCGTTGCGCAGTTCCGCGCGTTGCAACATGACTTTCAGTTTTACATTGCCGTTTTTATTGGTAAGTATGGTTTCACGGAACTTCCAACCTGTTTCTTCTTCAAAAATCTGCCGGCCGATTTCCAGTAGTGCGCATTCTTTTTGCGATATAATTTCTTTCAGGTATTTGATTTCGCCTTCTAAGCTGTTGTAGCGGACTTTCTTGTTGTTGTGGCGTACTTTCTTTGAAATAAACAATTCTTGATTCATGGGTTGCTCCTAAAACGGGACGTCATCATCAATATCATCTACGGGTTGCGCGGGTGCGGCCGGAGCCTGACGGTGCGGCGGCGTTGGCGTTTCTGCTTGCGCCTGTTGCCCACTGTCATTACCGCCGCCCAGCATCTTCATTTCGCTGCCGATGATTTCGTATGCTGTGCGTTCCACGCCGTCTTTGCCGGTGTATTTGCGGCTTTGGATGCGGCCTTCGATGTAAACGATGCTGCCTTTTTTCAGGTATTGCCCGGCCACTTCGGCCAAGCGGCGGTATAGGGTTATCGCATGCCATTCTGTGCGTTCTTGTTTTTGCCCGTGCTGGTCTTTCCATGTTTCGTCTGTGGCGATGGAGAAGTTGCAGACGGCCTCGCCGTTGGGCATGTAGCGCACTTCGGGGTCGCGGCCTAGGCGGCCGATTAGGATGGCTTTGTTTACACTCATTTTTGCTCCTGCATGAGTTGTTGATAGTATTCTTGGCAAACGGCCACGCGCTCTTGGATGCGTTTGATGGCTTCGGGGTCTCGCTTGACGGTAACGGTGGTTACGCGTTTGTGCAGCGGTATGCGTTCAATGGCATCAATCAGTTTTTCGGGGTCGCCGTATTGTCCGATCAGGTCTTCCGGGCAGGGGAACAGCCAAAAATCAATCTCGGCCTGCTCGCAGTCGAACAGCCACATATAGCCCTGCATTTGCCAGTCGTAGCCCGCTTCTTTGACTTTGCGTTCGGCTTCTTCGCGGAAAAACGGGTGAGTCTTAATCTCCCAGCTGCATTTGGTGTCGATAATCAGGCGGTGCTTCGGGTCGTGTATGTCGCACTCGCCGCTAATCCACGGGTTTTCGCGACGCTCGGTATTTTTGGCGTACTGCCTGCCGCGGATCATGCCGCTACCTTGTATGGCGAACGGCTCTAATGCGTTGCCCTTTTCGGTGTACTTGGCCCCATCAAAGGCGGCCACGCCGAAGAGTTCCTGCTTGGCCTGATCGATAAGGTGGCTTTTGGCGGTCTGGGTCAGCCTGTCGTTTTTGCTGCGCGGCAGGCCGATGATTTTGTGGATGGCGGAACAGCGGATCAGCATTACAAGCTCTCAATCTCCGCCCGTTGTTCGTCGGTCAGGTCGTAGTTGCCGTTCAGCACGCTCTCCACGCTGATTTCGCCGGTGCTGATGTTTTCTTTCAGGGTAGCGAACAACTCTTCGCTCACGGGTAGCAGCATCACGGGGTCGGACGGTTGGTTGTCGATGTAGTCGAACTGTTCGGCGGTTACGTCTTTAATCACGCTTTGGTCGGATAAAACGGCCTTTTGCATATCGATGGACAGCGGGGCTTGTTTGGACAGCAGCAGCTTGGTAACGGTTTTAAGTGCCATTGCTTCGAAGTTGTCCGCCCATACGCCGTAGCCTTTTTTGAAGGATTGGCTGTATCTGCCCGCGTGGGCGGCCACCTGTTCGTGCGTCATGTACAGTTCGGCGGTAAATCCGTTAATGAGTTTGAAATAGGCGTAATAGCCGACGGGCTGTTCGTTGGCGGCGGGTTTCTGCTTCCAGTCGAATTTGAAGCCGTTGATGGGGTCTTCCTCTATCAGTTGGTCTTCGTAGACGGGCAGGGATACCAACCGCTCAAACTGGCCGCTGCGCTGGGCAAGCTGGATGAAGCCTTTGTAACCGAGCTGGAACTGGGCTTCCACGCGCCCTTTGTTGCGGTAGGGGACGATGTAGGCAAAGCCTAGGTTGTTATTAACGGGCAGATTTAGGGTGGCGGCCATGCAGGCGGCGTTGAAGATGCTCATCGGTTCGGCATCCAGCAACATGACGTTGCTGTTTACGATCTGCATGATGGATGTGCCGAAGCTGGCGGCGTTTTTGTCCACAAGTTCGCGCATTTTTGCCTGTACGGCGGGCTTGTCGAAAAAGTCTTTAATTTGGCGTGATTTCTGCGCGGGGGTTAATTGCGTGTTGCTCATTTCGGTTTCCTTTTTTAATGATTTGGGGCATGGCGTTACTCCGCAGGTTCGTAGGGCGGATGCCAGTTAGCTAGGTCTGCGGTTTCAAATTCTTTGGCGGCTTTTGCGTCCCTTGCCGCCTGTTCTGCCTCCACGGCGTTCATGCGCTTCATCCATGCGACTTCCGCTTCCACTTCCTGCCGCGTTTTGGCGGCGTCCCATGCACTCGGTGCGGTGTTCGCGGGTTGTTCACTACCGCCGTAGACGGCCAGTACGGCGAAAAACAGCATCCAATTGATTACCTTGTTCATTTCCGTTTCCTTGTAAACATTTATGGGGCAGGGCACGGATGGGGGTGGATAAATTCCCCGTCCAGCCAGGGGATTAAAGCTGCCGCACCCTGTCCGATAAGTGTTTGTGTGGTTGCGTGCCGCGACGGAAAGGAGGCCGTCCGCACGCTGTCGAAGGTTTGTTCAGGTTCACGCCTGTGATATGCCCACTCTCCGACTAACGGCATACCATTGATGGACTATCTTGTTATGCTGCTTCTTCAGATTTGGTTTCCGCTTCGGCTTGTCGGCCTTCGCAGAGGCTTTGTTGCAGTGCGTCAATCAGTTCGCGGCGGATGCCTTCGGGCAGGCCTTCTATGCCGTTGATTTTGGTTTCCGTGCGGGTGCACCGGATAGTTTCGCTCTGTGGTTCGGACATTTTTTTCTTCAATCTGTCGAGAAGGGGTTGAAGTTCTTTGATATATTTTTTGAATTTGCGGTTGCTGCTGTCCTCATACTCAAAGTCTTTATCTAAGATGTTGTCCACTCCGGCCAGTACGACGGCGGAGAGTGCGTGAATTTCTTTTCTGCTGATTTTTACTTTCATTTTTTGTCCTTCGGTTTCGTTTTCTGCCAAAAGTGGCATTGGTCTAAATACGGAGGGGTGGCGAATCCCCCTGTCTCTGCCTGCCGCCTGCGTCTTGCGGCACTCCCCCGCGCCCGGGGGTAGCATATTGCGCCTGTCTGCAATGCCGTATTTAGGCCGATGCCGCCTTATGCGGCCATGCGTACCGTCCGCAGTGCGAGGTATTTGTTGTAGTTCGGCATTTCGATGCCCAGCGGCAGGGGTTGTTCGCCGTGTTCTTGCAGAAATTCGCGCATCATGTTTTCAAAGTCGTTTTTCGTATAAGCGGCTTTGTATTCTTCGCGGGTATATTCGGCTTCGTCGGCCCATACCCATTCCATCAGGATTTGCAGGCCGTATTTCTTGGCCAGCCGTTCGGATTCTTCTTTGTCCGCCTCTTCCTGCTCCTCTTTGGCGTAGGTGTATGCCCAGTCGGCTTCGTTATCTGCCATCGCCCGTGCAATGGCGGGGTTTTCGATGTAGGGGGTGTACATTTTTGTCTCCTTCCGCCCCTTTCGGGGCGGGGGGTTATGCCTGCGCTTCTTTCCAGCATTTGATGCGGCTTCTTGCCGTTTCCAGGGCGGCGGCTTCGGCCTTTTGCCTTGAGTGGCCGAAATAGATGACTAAGTCGGAAGCCTGTTGTTTGAATTTTTCTTTCACAAACGCCTTAAACTCTTTCAGGTCTTTTTTGGTCTGTTCGGCTGTTTCTTTGATAAACCAGCCGCCGGCCACCATTACTTTTTCGCGCGGTGCGTTTGCTTTGCAGGTGTTTAATTCGACATTCAGTATTTGAAGGGGGCTTTTCGTTTTCATTTCTTCGTTTCCTTGGTTGTTTTGTTTCGATGGGTGTATAGTACTATTGTACTTAATCCCTGTAAAGTACAATAGTACTACTCAAGTATGATTTTTATGTAATTACTTGTTTTGCAAGAAAACAAAATTAAGACGGAAACCGCAGACAACAAAAAACCGCCCTTTTTTAGGGCGGCGGTGCGATTGACGGGGTTTAGGATGGTGATGGAAAAAGGCCGTCTGAAAACAGACGGCCTGCGGGAGTTAGTTGTTTATGATACAGTCATTTCCGCCAGCGGTATTGCGGTGGCGATATCGTGCCGCTTTCTCAGATCTGCCAAATCTTTATTGGCAAACATATTCAGCATGGTAGAGGCGGCCTCTAAAACAGTCGGGTGCTGTTTCAGGTACGCCTCTGCTTTCTCTGCGGCGTAACCGTCTATTTCTGTATTTACTTCGAATATGACGCGGTATCTGGCCGTAATGGCGGCAATCTGTCTGCCGTCCTGTGTGCGCGTATCGTATTGCGCCTCGATTTCTGCGCTGATTAAAAAACGTTCCTCGTTGATTTTCATTTCCTGCGTGGTAACGGTTGCGCTCTCAATCACGATACCGGCCATGTTTTCGGGATGGTGTTCGATATTGGTCAAAAGCGTGTCGAAAGAAAGCATTCTAACAACGGTCATGGCAACTTCCCTTTACTGAAATGCTGCGAGCCTCTGCGGGCACGCGGATTGTTGTCCAGCGGCTGTTTTGCGGCATGCCAGCAGCCTCGGTTTGCGCTGTCAGGGTGTAGGTGCTGCCGCTCTCGGGCAGGGTGATTTCCCTGTTTTGCTGCTCTTGGGGTGCATGGATGTCGCGCACCAGCGTGAGGCGGAAACGTTTGTTTAAAACGGTGGCAATATCGGCAATGGTGTTTAAAGTGAGATTGTTGTCTTCGATATTGAGTATTTGGGATACGCGCGGTGCGCTGATTTCGAGTTTTTCCGCAATGGCTTTTTGGCTGATTCCGCTCTGTATGATTTCTTGGCGCAGCAGGTCGGCGGCAGTGATGTTCAGGGCTTTGCGGTTGTATCGTTTGCGGCGCGAAAAGCCTGAAAGCAGTTTGTTGAGCAGGGGCATTTCAATATCCTCCGTGGCGGTCGTAATGGTCTTTGATGCGGCGCATCCTGCTTTGGTCTGCGGGCAGGAGCTTTGGGGTTTGTTTTTTGATGAAGTGGCTGATTACCATGTCTTTGCCATCCTGCCAGAAGTAGGCGCGAAGGCTTTGCGGGCGGGCGGTTTTGATTGCCCAGAAACACGATCCTTCGTGGTTCAGTTCTATGGGTACGTCGAGATGTTCGCCGTCGCAGTACATGATGATGCGGGTGAGGATTTCTTCAGAATCTTCGCCGCAGACGGTATCCGGCCAATCTTGCGTGTCCGCGTTTATACCGAGTTGGGTTGCGGCGTCGGCAGACAGGATGCAGCGGAAAACGCTGCCTTGGTAGATTAGGAACGGCATCATAATTAAGTTTTAAGTTAATTTCAATCTTTCAGAGGATGGTTTTGGCTTTTTGCCAATTTGATTTTTAGGGCAACGCAGAATACGGATGATAAAAACAGACCGAACAACGACGCCATAACGTTGCCGCTACCTTCTCCGTCGGCAATATCTGCCGCATACAGCATCAGCCAATAGGCCAGTATGGCGGCGGGGAGGGGGGAGAGTATTTTCGCCCGCCACGGATAGGGGCGGCGGTAGCCGTCGGCAAGATACATCATGCACAAGTATGGCAGTACCGCGCTGGATACGGCAATAAACATTGCGCTGCGGAAGTGTCCGGCGCGGAAACCGCTGCTGCCGTAAACCATTTCCGAGAGCAGTGCCAGAGCGAGCAACAGACCGGCCACGGTTGCCGCGTCGCGGAAGATTTCCCCGGGTACGGATTTGGCGGTTTTGCTTTTGAGGATTCTGCGTATCCAAAACAGGTATGCGGCGGATAGGGCGATGACGATCAGGCCGCCGGTTATTTCTTTTCTCTCCCGCCGTCTTTGCTCCGCCATTCGTTCCTCTTCGGTCTGTTCTCTGAACATCCTATCTACCGATTCGCGGATAAATTGGTTGCCGGCCTCGTCGGGCGAGATGCCCGCGCTGCGTTCCGATTGGGCGATAAGAAACTGCCGGTGGCGGTCATATTCTTCAATTCTTTCTATCGATTCGCGCAAACTCATTTTCC